GTCAGACTGTTACCGGTGCTCGGGTGTACAACCCGAACGAGTCGGTAGGTGACCAGCTTGCCAAGTCGTTTGTACACATCGCTGATGCACTGATCCCAAGTGCCGTGCCTGTCAACGTATCTGGTGGTGAGTTTGAGGCAGGGCGGTTTGTGCGTTCGTTTACTACAGCTACGGGCATGAATGAACTAACAGGCATTTCACCAAAGGACCGTCAGGCTCGTGAGCGTCAGTTTGCAGGTGAGATTACTCGTGCATTGACCGGTATCACTGAAAACGAAATCAACACGGATATGGCTGTTAAGTTTAAGGGCTATGAGTTCAGTGAAGCACGGCAGAATACATCAAACATCTTCAACCGGATTGCTCGACGGCCAAACCTGACAAGCTCAGAAGAACTATTGGATGCGTACACCCGCGCCAATGAAGCTCGGTTCCAGGCTTTCAACCGATTTTATCGCACTGTCGAGGACTTGCGGACGATGGGAATGAAAGACCGCGAAATTAAACGAGCACTAAGACAAGCCGGAGTCAGCGGAGTAAATAAACTTCTTCGCGGGCAGTACGAGCCGTTAAAAATCTCTAGCACTGTACGCAAAGAAATGCGACGCAACGGGACGTTTGACCTACTTCCTCGAGACCAGATCAGAGAGATATACAACCAACAGCGTGACCGTCAGTTTGGTGAAGCCGCACCAGAGGCACCGACTGAAGCACCATCTACCGGTATTCGATTGGGTGCTCCAGCAACCGAGGCCCCTGCACCATCTACCGGTATTCGATTAGGAGCACCTGTTGCCCCTGCACCATCTACCGGTATCCGGTTAGGTGCTCCAGTTTCAAGTGCGACATCCCCAATACTTAACCCTGACCCAACAACCCGCGCCTTAGCGGAAGAACTGGAGAGACGAAGTGGATAAAGAAAGACTATTCTCACAGCTACGCCTACACGAAGGCGTTGAAACAAAACCATATAAGTGCACCGCCGGATACTTAACTATCGGCGTGGGACGCAACATCGAAGAACGTGGACTCTCGGACGATGAGATTGATTACATCCTTGGCAATGATGTTGACATTGCTACTTCTGAGCTTGCTAGTACATTCGCTTGGTTTAGCGGTCTTGATGACGTCCGTATGCGTGTCGTGGTTGATATGGTGTTCAACCTCGGTATGCCGCGCTTTAAGCAGTTCCAGAACATGATCGCCGCTATCGAAGCGGAAGATTGGTCAGAAGCCGCCGCGCAGATGATGGATTCCCGGTGGGCCAAACAGGTTGGGCAACGGGCCGAACGCCTACGCGACATGATGGAAACAGGCGAGGATTCGCCAGACTTTGGAGACTAAAATGAAGATCGATATGACTAGTGAAAAAGACGTGATGATGGGGGATAAGACCCGCACTCAAATGGAATGGGAATTGGTTCTTGTTTATATGGCCCAAAATTATGGGTTTGGTGACGCTTGTAATAAGGCTCAGGAAAACGTTGATTGGTTCTGTCAGCGGAATTGTTTGTTTGACTACAATCCTCTGCCACATAATGAGGAAGAGGCGGCCTAAAAGCCGCGTTCATCCGACCTCACCCCAGTTGTCCCCTAGCTCTTGGTCCACTTTACTCGGGACCCGGAGCGGGACACATGTCTCCATAATCTCCTTGATTCTCGACGCTTGCTCCTCGGAACTAATACTGAAACACAGTTCGTCGTGCACCGTGAGCAGTGGAGTCAGCCCTTCTTTGTAGCATTCAGCCATCGCTTTCTTTGTCTGATCTGCCGCTGACCCTTGGATCAGCTTGTTCAAAGCCTTGTATGTGAACGCTCTACGTATGCCGGGGCCATACTCTTTAATCGCTTCTTCGTGTTGCAACGGCTTGTTGTACCCAAAGCTGTTCGGTTCCCACATATCAAACCGGCACTTACGCCCTAACAATGTCCGGACTTGCCCGTGCTTCGAGGCGCGTGTTGCAACTTTATCTGCCAGCCCTTTCACGAAAGGTACTTTGTCGTGATAGGTTGCAAGTAATTCCTTAGCTTCTGCCTCTGAGATATCGAGCGTGTTAGCTAGCTTGCCTCGACCCATCCCGTACATAATCCCAAGGTTCACGGTCTTTGCTTCTTTACGGCCAATGCCTGCCATGTCGGCAACCATCTGGTGGAAGTCCACATCACCTGTCTGGTACGCGTCAACAATCGCATCGACGTTAGGATCAGGGTTACTGTCTGATAGCAACGAGCAGTAGTGGACCAATAACCTTGGCTCTTGGCTCGAGTAGTCGAATGACCCCCACTTCTCTCCCTCTTCTGGTACGAACAGGCCACGGATCGCGGCCTTCAGTTCGGGGTCTCGAGCAGGGATCTGTTGTAGGTTCGGGTTACTGGAACTGAAACGTCCTGTCACTGTCCCACCGTCATCGTTACGCAACTGATGGAATTCGCAGTGGATTCGACCGTTGTGCTGATAGCGCATGATCGATTCGATGAACGTACTGTTGGCTTTGTTCAGCTCTCTAAGCTTGAGTATGTGAGCGGCGGCTTCGTGCGGGCAGGCTTGCAAGAACGCCTTTGTAATCGATGGTTGCTCCGAGTTCTCAGTACGCGTGTACTCAATCCCATAATAGTCCAGAACGGAAGCAACGCTTGTTGCCACCCAGGGTTCGACCAGAATGCCTGTCTTGCGTTTGATCTCATCTTTTATCTGCTTCTCTCGTTTGGCGAGTTGAGCCTTCGTCCTTTCGGCCTTATCCAAGTCTACCTGAACACCTTTGATCCGCATATCAAGCATCAACGGAATCAGACTTGTCTCCAGCTCGAAGATCGACATCAGTTCGTTCTTGTACAGCTCGCTCTCGAAATGGTTCCAGAGACGTAAGGTCAGCGCGGCATCTTGTTCAGCGTACTGGCCGACAAACTTTGCAGGCAGTTTCCACATATCTGCCTTTGGATCGACGCCCCAGTTTTTAGCGGCGGCGCGTAATAGTTTCTCGTTCTTGCGTTCACCGAGGTAGTCTCGACCCAGCCCATCGAGGGCGTAGCTGAATCGGTTTTCGTTCAACAGCGGTGCGGCGACCATCGTATCGATAATCTTTCCACTAACCTTTATGCCTTCGTGATGTAACCACCCAAGGTCATATGTAGCGTTGTGGAAAACTTTGGGGATATGTGGAGTATCTAGTTGTTTTTGCAACCATTTAAAGACTGTGGATGGAGCAATGTTTCCGCCGTTACCGTGACGGATAGGGTAGTAGCCATTGAAATCTCCTGCCGCGACCGCTATACCTACGACGTAACCGTCGCCCCGCGCCCATCCCGGACCCAGTGACATGAGGTTAGGGTCCCGAGTCTCTAAATCGACTGCGATAATTTTGGACTGGGTTAAGTCAGGGAAGAATTCCGGGGCGCACCAATCAACCTCCATCTCATCGAGTTCCTGTCGATCAATCCAGTTGATTGTACTGGTGTCTTTAGTCATCCAAATGCTCCGCTAAATCTTGTATTAGTTCTAAATTACTTCGGAACATAAATATCGGGGTGTTCTTTCCAACGTATGCTTGGTCGATATTGAACTCAAAGTACTCAATAGCCTCGTCATGATCCATGTCGTCTGTTTCCATCAAGACCTGAATCATTTCTAAAGCATCGTAGACAATCCGGTGCACTCGTTCGTTACCGTCCCACACCTCCGCAATGCCTAAGATGCACTCATCAAATCCTTCTGCTTTGATCATAATGGATACCTATACTTCGTGTTTGTGTTAACGATGTGAAGATTGTGCTTCGTCCGTGTTACAGCAGTATAGAACACACGGTGCTCGTCGTCTGGGTATCCCTCAGTCAGGTTCTTGTATGGCAGGAATCCCATGTCATCCAACAGTACAATGTTGTCGTCCTCCCCGCCCTTCATGCGGTGGATTGTTGACAGCTTGATCCTCGGTTCTTTAGTTGACTCGCCACGTCTACGGATAGCTTTTAGATATTGAATCTCTTCTTTCGATAGCTTCAACAAATCTTCAGGCTCCATGTTCTTTGTCGCCAACAGCCCGTGATTTGCTCGCAGATCCTCATATGTTAGCCGAATGCTTGGGTCGATCTCTTTCAAAGTCTTTGCATACCCGTGCTTCACACGAGCGGCATCGCCACGTTTTGGCAGGCACTCGTACAACTTCTCTGCTTCTTGCACGGTGATCGACTGACCACGCTGTACTCGTTCCCAAATATTCATCGCATCGAGCAACTCTTCCTTGAACGAAAGGTTTCCGTTGATCCGATACAACATGCCTGCCCCTTTGAGCTGTGCTCCCAGATCCACTAAGTTCTTCGAGGTCCGGGACATTACAGTCCAAGAGCCTTCGGTCATGTCCACTTCGTGCACGTTGAGATACTGCTGGATCGATCCCTCGTGCTGTGTCGGTGCCCAGTTCTTTGGCTGACGAACAGATATCTGTGATGCAATCCTCGCGGCGAGGTTGTGCACGGCCCTTGGTACTCGGTAGGATTGCTCTAGAACGCGCATATCGTCGCACACAGACAACATATGACGTACATCCACCCCAGTGTGGCGGAAGATCGCTTGGTCGTCGTCACCGGCGTAATACACCCTCTGAGCGTTGTTGCGTAAAATCTTGACCTGTTCCCACTGCAACGGTGTCAGATCCTGTGCTTCGTCCACAATCAGAACATCCAAGGTCGGGGCAGTGCCCTGCTCGACCATCAGCTTGATCATGTCCGTAAAGTCATACTTGCCCGTCTCGTGTTTATACGACGTATATACAGCGTCCAGTTTCTTGAGAATAGGGTAGTGCAGTTTGTAGTCAGCGTTCTCGCAGAACTCCTGCTCCAGTGTCACCTTCCGCATCGCCGCACGGTTGATCAACGTAAGGTATTTATTACCCTCTTTCGCTGACTGCAAGATCGTACCGTCCTCGTCAAAGGTATCTCGGTTGTCGAACACCAGACCCATCGAGCCGCCAATCTGACGTAAGTCATAGGCGTTGATCATCTCTTGTGTCTTCATACCAAGCCACCGGAACCCCATGCTATGAAGCGTGCGGAAGTACGGCGTGTCTTTTTCTTTCAGGTTGAACGCGGCACCGGCCCGCTCTCGAGCCTCGGTGATCGCTTTGCGCGAGAAAGAAACAAAGCCGATACGGTCTGGCGGCGTGCCTGACTCCAGCTCTTCGCGAATGATCTCCATCAGAGTGTATGTCTTTCCACATCCTGGGGGTCCAAATATTAACTGTTCACTCATCTCCGGCTTTCCTCCAACCAAGCTTCGCTTTCACTCATCCGCCATCGAACGGCGGCATCGCCTCGCTCGTAGGGCTTTGGTAACTTGCCCGATTCAAGCCATCGGTAAATTGTTGACGGGGCTACACCAAGGAATTTGGCAAGCTCCGAGACCTTCAGCATTCGATCATCAGAAGGGTGCTTCATATTTCTCTCCTTCAGGTAG